GCCAGCAGCGCCAGCACCGCCAGCACCGCCACGGTTGTTGCCTCCAACGGACCCGCCGTCCCCGCCATTATTGTTCGTAGTCTCAGTGTAAATGACTGTCGGAGAGTTATTAATTCCACCAGCGCCTATGCCGCCAGCGCCGCCCGTAGAAGTCGAGGCGTTATCCCCACAGGACGTATAATAGTAATTACTTATGTCGTTACCCCAACCGACGCGATTACCAGCCCCGCCATTGTTAACCTGATAGGTAAAGGATGTGGTTCCGGGCACCACAGTTCCACTGGAATAGGTGAGTAAACGATAGCCGCCTCCGCCGCCTGCTCCGCCGCCGCGCGGATTAGCCCCAGTCGTTCCAACAGCCCCGTTCCCGCCCGAACCTAGCAGATCAACAGTATGCCCAACTGTCCCAAAGTCAGACGGTGTTGTCCAATTCCCGCTAGCAGCCGTAAAAAAGACCTGCGTCATTTTAACTGAAGGCGAAGAGCGCCATCACTCCCTGCCGAGAAGCGCTTAGGCTTGGTGCAAAGGTGAACTGCCCGTCAGACGGAATGTTATGCCGCGCAGAGCCGTGGATCGTGGCGTTGAAGCTGCCAGCGCCAACAGATTGATCGGCACTGAAGGCGGCATCGTTGGTGAACACGTCATTATTTGGTCCAGCTACTGCAAGACCGGCAAATATGGACTGTCCCTGTCTGGCGTTGACGATGCCATTGGGCTGTAGCGGCGTGGCGCTCCATTCACTCGACCATTTCACGGTGCTGGAAGTCAGCGAACCCTGACAGCCCGTGAACAGATAGCAGACGCCACCATAGCTGGAACGAACAGAGCACTGCATCGTTATTGCCTGCCCAACTGAGATTGGCTGGACGTTGAAGGCAAAGAACAGGTTGCACATGAAGCCAGCATTCTGCGGGTCGGCGCTCTGCACCATCTGGACCCAACTGTTGCCAGCCACATCCGTAACCTGACATGTGGCCGTGTCCGGGGCGTCTGTGCCCCACAGGATTGCCATCATGGAGCCTGCTGGGACGGCCTGAGCCGCGTTGAATGACAGCGGGGAGTTTGCTGCTTGGTTGCGCTGAAAGGCGCTGCCAACAATGATTGGACCTACGATAGTCATTTGCTGGACTCCACATATTGTTTAACGGCCTCGATGACCGGGATTGCTTGGCCTATTGATAAAGGCTCCCGCACTCTCAGCCCGGGGATGATGAATAGCCTCTCTCCGGGCTTGACGTGATAATGAAAGAGCCATGGCTGCGTCACGACAACGCGAGCTACTTCCCCTTTGCTATTAACAATCCCAGCGACTGCGCTTGGATAGGCCATCAAACATCCTTAGTAGTGGGCATTATGCGTCATTAACTCCCAGTGATGTATCGTCGTGACCGGGCTCCGGAGTTGCCGCGAAAAAAGTCTGCGAGAACACTCCCCATGAACGGACATTGTTGAGAAGCGGGTTATAATTAGGGCGTATGACACTCGAATAAGCAGTAGGCATAACGAAGTACGCCCCGGCAATACCAGCCGCCGATCCGGCATTTATCGTAACATCTGGCGGGGATGACCATGTGGATGGTTGAGTAAAAATGTCTCCTCCACCGGCAACCCAAAAAACAGTTTCTATGATAAGTTGCCCCCCAACCGTAGGGAAGATGTTGCCAGAATTTGGTGTAGCGCTTGAGGCAAAATTCTGAGCGGTCGAATTTTGGTCGAGTGGGCTATTTTTTCTGAGGCCGGTGACGTAGAGGGCCACCAATGAAGTAAAGACGCCCGACACTCTCTTGGTATAGGTTATTGTGCCGTTGTTCAGCGCCAACGAATTAGAGGCGTAATTGTTTGTGGCATGGCCGTTTGTGACAGTCCCGATAGAACTGTCATTTATCAACGGATAAGAATTGCCAACGCTGTCAGCGAATGTGCCCGGACCACCGCTAGTGGTATTCTTTTCGTAGGCCGCGACAAAGATCGTCGATCCAGCGGGCACCGTGACGCCGGGCAAGTCTACCGTAGCGCCAGCCGTGCCGGATGCCGTCCCCAGACTATAAACCTTTATCAAGGGGCTTTGCGGAGGTTCCGGGATGAACGACTGGAAGATGGCCGCCCAAGGATTGGAAGCGCCGATGGTTGGCGCATATGTGATAGGTGCCGTACCGGTCCTTACCAGACTTCCGCCCGCGATTGCGGCTTGACCGGAAGTACTAAGGAAGAACGCTGGAGGGGTGCTGTAAGCGCCATTGACTGAGTCTTGGGTAAACGTGTCGTTTGTGGTCGTAGACCAGCCGACCGCACCAACCACCAACTCTCCGGAGTCAAAAAGAGAGGGGCCAAAACTGGTAACTGACGGAGTGGTGCTATTACCAAAAGTAAGATTGCTTGCATTGCCATCAAAATTGTCTGCGACCCTGTAAACTCCAGTTACATACATAGCCGACATGCAGCAGAAATTAGGAGGGGTATTCTTGGCGTATGTAATGGTGCCGCCAACCATTGGGTATACGTTGACGGTATAGTAGGTCTGCAACAGGCCATTTGCCGTATTGTTATTGGGCGCTTGCTCCAATATGTGAAAATATATGTTACCGGCGCTGTCGCTGACAGAGCCTCTGCTGACGGACTTTTCCATCACGGTGACAAAAATCGTCGCCCCAGCAGGAACCGTGACCGGGGTCAAATCCATACTCACAGGGGCGCTGGCGGCGCTTACTGTTCCAAGATCGCCTTTTACTATCGTCCCCATGCCGCCTCACATCTGGATGCGGCGACGATGCTCTTTCTCGTACCGGTCCAGCTTCTTCTCGAATGGATCGCAAGAGCCGATGTCAACACAGGCTGGACATATCATCTTCATACAAAGCCGACACATTCCACCAAGGTCATTAGGATCACACTTCGGCTTGACCATGACGACATGATTGCAGTGGGAGCAGGTAAACGAGTCTGCTTCCTGACGCATGCCGCCCGGGTCGAACGTATAGGCGTAGCCGCCCGGGTTTCGCATTTTTATTGCTCCTGAAACAGGATCGTTCCAGTTGCGGTACCGGTGTAGGCGGCAGAGCGGCAACGAAGCTGGAAGCCGGTCGAAGAGGTTGCCGGGGCCACCAACTCGGAGCCCGGGGCTGCTACCCAACGGTAGGAAGCGCGTTGGTTGACGCCGATGTAGAAGACGTTGGAACCGGTGGTAATCGTGCCGAAGGTCGAACTGTTGACCGTCACGTTCAGGAGGGACGCCGAGTCGGCGGAGTCCAGAGCGGTCGGGGCCAGTGCCGTGGAGGTCGAGGCCGCCGTGACGCGGCTGATATCCCACTCCACAAAGTTGTCGGCGGGAGTTCCGTTGGTGCCGATCAATACGTCATAAATCTTATGACGCTTTGGCGTGGTGCCGGAACTGGTGATGCCGATCAGGGCCCCGGTGTAAGCCGCCGCAGTTGGCTGCTGGGTGCCGCCACCCGAGGTGCTGCCATTCGTGATTGCAAAGTTTGCCATGTCAAAACCCCTGTTTAGAGCCCTATTTGCCGCTATGACGCGATTTCGCCATAATACCTGAAGGCTCAGGATTATCAATTGACCAGACCAGATAGCTAAATCTTAGCCCGGCAATGTGCCCCGGATTGGTCTTGCGTCGTAGGGATGACCGAAGTTGGTCGCGGGACAGGCCATTGGCCTTGGCGGCGTGAGAGACGCTCTCGTAAATCCTGCCTTTGCAGATAACTGGCTTACCGCGTCGGGGAGCATTTTTATGCTGATATTGTTTCTTTGAGTGCTCCCGTTTGGCCCAGTAGACCACCCGGGAGACGCTCATTCTGACGCGCGACTCGGCTTTGTGCTTTCTGCCAAGCCAGTAGGACATAGCTTTGATTCTAAGTCTGGAGGCCAGACCAGAGGGACTTGATGTAGTCCATGTCCTCCAACGCCCCCTTCAGGAAGGGGATAGCGCCCTGCAACTGGGCCATTTGCTGTTCAGCTTGGGTAATGCGGCCTTTAAGCTCCTGCTCGCGGACATGCAGCTTTCTGCCAAACGGTGTGCTGTCGGAGTACCCGTACAACGGGGGCGGTTGGGCAAGGTCGCTCTCAAAGGGGACGTTGACGGTAATGCCACGCTTGGCGGCTTCCTGCATGAAGTAGTGCCCACCGGGCCTCTGGAGGATATATTCGTCCTTTGAGGCCATATCGATGCCGAAGAGGGCGATTTCCTTGGCCCCGGCTTTAATCGCCATAGCCAGCATGTAGGCGAAGCTGGAAGTGAAGAAGTATCTACCAAACTCGTTGATCAGGTCTTGGATTGGTAGAGAGATGGCATTCGGGACAAGTCTTTGATCTTGCATGTAGATCGGGAAAGTCTGCTTCTTTAGCCATTCGATATAAGGCCGCCCGTAACTCTCGCATTCAGGCCAGAGCAGGTTGCTGTGGATTTCAAACCACACATCCGCCCGTGGAATGTCCATATTGCCCGGCGAACAAGACCAAATCTGCCAGTCCGGGTCATTGTACGGCGCAAGCGACCTTGAGGACGGCGCGGTGCCGATAAGTGCAATTTTCAGCGGTTTGGTGACGGCTTGTGGCGACGGTTGCGCGGTTGCGTGCAGGATGTTGGGGTTATTAGTGGGTGCTTGCATCCCTGAGATTTGTGCAAAGGCAGAAGGCTCGTGGTTATCCTTACCGTTAAGATTTTTACTCTTAACCCCCTTGGCCTTCAGAAGCTCGGTACCGGTCGGCGTCAGCTTGGCTGTTTCCACTTCAGACTCCCGTTATGGTCGCGGACGTGAGCGTTATGCCCTGACCCGCAAGTATATTGTTGCTTACCATAACGATATCGTAGGCGGTAGAAAGACCCACCGTCAGCCCCGAGATGATCACAGTCCCATTTGAGTCCCTAACGTCCGCATAGGCCAGAGGATTGCTCGAAAGGGCGTTTATCACCGTGGGGGCGGTCAAGGGGAGCGTAAAGGTAAGGATGTTGCTGATTACGCTGCCGCATGGTGATTGCAATGGAATCACTGCCACCACCTGAGAGGTGTCGGACAGGGTCAGGCGCAGGGTGCCATTGGTGGACCCGCCGTCGATATGATTTTTGACGGCTATCAGCCTGTCAGTGATGGTCGGGGTGTTGTAATTGACGCTCATGATAGAAGACTATCATACTTCGCCTTGGATCACCTTCAGGATGGCGCTTCCGACAACGCCGGTCGTTGAGGTTAGCCTTAAAGCCGCCACCGGGGTCATGATCGTATACATAATCCCTCCAGAGATGGCGATTGCTGATGCGGAGTGGATTAGTCCGGTCACGCCTGACGAATATGCAGCAAACCCTTGGCTGGACAGCGTACTCCATAGAGCCAGCGAAGAGCCGCCAACCAGATTTGGATCATCAAGGGTGAATTGCAGGGAGAACGGCCCGCTGGATGCTGCCACTGTGGACGCATACATGATGGCCGTGGCTGGACGCCCGTTGCGCCAGTCCAGCGCAACTACGGCGGAGTTACTGGCCGCAGATGAAGTTACAATGGTGACGGTCTGATACGGCATCAGCCACAAGCGTCCCCGTTGGTCTTCACATAGGCCGAGGAGTAGGGCGAGCCACCGGTACGACCACCACGGGCAAACTTGTCCATGCGCCCCTTGGACTTGGAACCCATGATCTTGCCGCCGCGCTTGAACCCGTCCGAGGTCTTCTTGGCCGCAGCCGCCGTCTTGCTGCTGCCGCCCGCATAAGCAAGGGACTCAGCACCGCTCTTGCCAGCAGCCTGCGATTTGTGACGATTGGCCATAATGACTCCCTTTATTAAGCGGTAACGGATTGCAGGCTCTTCAGCGTGATCGCGCCGCTGACGGTCGTGCTGGAGCTAATGCGAAGGCCACCCAGCGGGGACAGTACGGTGTAGATCACACCGACGCCATCGGCAACCGAGGAAGCAATCGCTGAACTGAGATTGGCCCAGCTAACGGTCGGGGCCGGGGTGGTGGTCGGGTCATCCAGCGTGAACTGGATTTGAACACCGGTCGCCGTGGCCGCAGAGGCAACCGTCAACTGGACGGTCGTGCTCTTGCACACCGGATTGAGGATGATCGCGGTGGACACGCCAGCAGAGGAGAGGGTAGTCGCTTGAGCAGCCATAAAAGGTTCCTTCCTTAACTATCGGCTTCCACAAGCCATTCAACCACATTGAGCACTTCGGCGGATGCCGAAGCCGCTCTGGTATTCGCCGGGTTGATGGCCGCCGGATTTCCGCCCGCCGACGCAAGAACAATCGGAAACCCGAAGAATACCACAATCATTGTCTGCCCCTTAAGACAGCGGGAACGTGCCGTAGGTCGCGCGCCAGTCGTAATAGCCGAAGCTATAACGCTGATAGCCCTTGACCAACAGGTTGTCGGTGGTGAACTCGACCTGCATGTCCATTTCAAATGGAATGCGGTTCATGTAGATCAGGCCATCGACGTTGGTCATCATAAACCACGCGAAGGCGCTGGTCAGGTAGTCGTTAATGACATAGCTCTCCTTGAGGGAGTCGTTCATGCCAAGAACGGCGTTCACGTCATTGGTGGCGGTGCCGGGGCGTAGTTCGCTGCGGAACAGCCGGATCGCGGTCGGCTCAAGCTGAGTCGGGATCACGATCTTCTTGCCACGGGCATAAATCTTGAGGCCCGCGTTGTCGCGCCACGTTGACCGAACGGCAGTCGCTGCATTGAGCAGGGACGTTTCGTTCAAGTCCACGTCCACGCTGGGCTTGTTACCAATCGTGGTGCCGTCGATGGGATGCGCGGCGTCGTAGAGCGCCTTGCCGTCACCACCAACGTTGGCGTTGAACGTGGAGCCCGTGTTCAGCACGTTGGCGGCGTAAATCTCTTCCGTCTGCTGGAAGGATGCCATCAGGCCATCGTTGGAGGGCCCGAACTCTGCCTTGTAGAGGTTGTCGTCAATGGCCTTGCGTGTGATCGCATAACCAAGGCCGATTTCGTTGTGCTCTTGGTTGTAGACGAACCGCTCGCCCGCCGCATTGTCGAACGCGGTGACGCCGCCTTCTTGCTTAAGCTGCGCCACACCGAGGTAACGCATGGAAGCACGTCGCTCCAGCGCCATCTTGGAATCAGTGGTCTTGAAAATCTTGGGCCACTGACGTTCGATTTGGTCGTACTTGCCGCTGATCCCCCAGAGCCCGGGGAGCAGAAGATCGCGGATTTGAGCGAGTGCGACGGGCATTAGGTTACTCCTTAGATGCCGGTGGTGTTATTGCGGTCGAAGTTGTTGGGGGCCACAATAACAATGTTACCGGCGCTGGTATTGTCAGTACCGTTGGTGCCGGGAGGGGCGACGTTTGAATACATATCCATCAAGCGCCACGGCAGGGTGGCGGTGGTGGCAAAGGAGGTGCTCGCCAGCGTCTGTACCGAGAGGCCGGTGGTCGTGTTGGCACCGCCGAAGGTGCCGGAAGACACGCCGAAGTTCAGGCCAATCTGGGAGGAAAGCACGGTGGCGGAGGTGGCGCACTGGACGGTGTAGAGCATGTCGGGGTCGGTGCAGACCCACGCCAGAGCATCGTTGGTGCCGCTGGAAGTCTGGACGGAGCCCGGGAAGAACGGCGACCAAACACGGCGGCCAACGGTCGGGCTGAAGAATTCGCAACCCATGAAGACGCCACGGACCTGCGAAAGGCCTGACGAGAGCACGGAGACGTACGGGCCGGTGGCGGAAGTCGCCACAACGTCGCCGGTACCGATTACGTTGGCGTCCGAGGACGCAATGGTGAGGGTGTCGAAACCAGCGGTCGGTGCGCCGCCATCAAGGCGACGATACTGACGAAAACCGAACGGTGCTGCGATATTGGCCATGGATAGCTCCTGTGTTGTTCCCGCGACCTATTTCGCTGGGGATCAACTGCGAAGCCACCACGGCGCGTGATGGAGAGAGGGACGGCGCGTCCCGAATTAAGGTATTTATATGTCAGAAATAAGCTTGGGTCAAACAAGCCTATATTTCTGTTTATTCTTCCGGGACTTCGATCCGCTCATAACTCTTGGAAACGCGGTTTGCCCGCATGGCAGACCGGTGCTTGCTATCAAACCCAGTCTTGATGGCATCACCACCACGAAGCTGCTGCTCCTTTGCCTGCACCTGCTCGCGAGCCTTCCTGAATTCCCGCTCTTCGGTCATCAGGCACATCTCTTCCGGCTTCTCCATCAGGATAAGGCCGTCATATTCTATTTCGCCCTCAAAACCCCGTGGCGTAAACAGGCCGGGGTGGCGAGAGGCTGGCACGGGCTCCCAGCCGGTGGCCTGATAGCGGCCAAAGCGCCGGGACTGCTGCTGGCCCAGCACCGACATGGTCTTCCAGTTATAGCGCATGCCGTCAGGAATGATTTCCTTCGGGATATGCAGCATGTCGCTTTCTTCTTCCAAGGCGGCTTGCCGGTCGTAATCTATACGGACGGGCTTCTTGGGCTTTGCAGCAAGCTGGTTGTCGCTATTTTCGCCGCCAGAATTCTTACGGATTTTTGCGTCCGCACCGTCCGCACCGTCCGCAGTCACGGCTTTCGGCTTGTTCTTAGTCCCCGGGGGTCGTCCCATCTTGTAGCTCCCTAGTTAATCAGGCCCTGCGCCTTGTAGTCCTGCATCTTTTGCAGGTTCTTGGCGTAGGTAATCTCGTCAATACCGGAAAGCCTTGCGATTTCTCGCTGTTCCGGCGTGAGGGTGATGCGGGTTGGGGACGTGCGGCCAGTCGGGCTTGTCGCCGTTCTGGATGGCGGAGCAGAAACCTGTCCCGCAGCCCTGTTGTTGTTGTCATCAGCCACGTCATCATCCTCCGTGTCCGGCTTCGCATAGCCGAGCTTTTGATCCAAGAATTGGAAGTATCTGGTGGTTCCTACCTGAAGACCCTGCTCTTCGGCCTCGTTATGGGCATTCTGGACCCGAATATTCTTTTTGGGGTCAGTCATGGCGTCGGGATGCTGCTTGAGCCAGCCCCTCTGGCTTGGCAGCAAGTTCGGGATCGAGTCGATATACTGATCCACCGTGACGTTCTGTTGGGGAGCCGCCTGCTGGCGCGGGGCCTGTTTCGCCCGTGCCGCCGCTTCGGTCTTGGCCCGCTCGATGGCCAGCTTGCCATCCTCAAGCTGGGAAAGTCGGCTCTCGGCTCTGGCTAGCCTGCGGCTGGCGTCCGCTACCGCTTTGTAGTCGGCAGTCTCGGTAGCAGCCGCGATATCACGTTGAGCAGCTTCGGCCTCAGACTCGGCGGAACCGATTGCATTAAGGATAGCGTCATATTCAGCGTCTTCCGCTCTGATTTTGTGCTGGTAGGTTTCGACTTCCCGCTGGCGGGAGCGCTGCTCCGCCGCCTGACGGGCTTGGACTTCTTGGGTGAAACGGGCTTGCTGTTCGGCATTGGCTTTCCGTAAATCCTCAAGCTGCTGCTTGAGTTCTTGGGTTGCCTCGTCTTCGGTAGGCTTGGACTGGACTTCAGGCTTTTCCTGAGCGCTTACAGCGGCATCATCCGCCTCTTTGTTGAGAATAACGACGCCTTCGGGCTCCAGAGCGATGGTCACGCTCTGGTCACCCGGGACGGCGGCGATTTCTTCCTTGGTACGAAGCGGACGGCTGCGGGGCATATTATGGTTCCTGTCTGCTCATGATTCTTAAGCCATCTTCCTGCTTGGCAAGCTTGGCTCTGACGAAGCAGTCCTTGGCTTCCAGTAGCTTCCGCAAACCAGCCGACAATTCCGGCCCCGGAGGGAGAACCTTGACCATCTCCGCCGCAAGATCGGCACACGGCTTGCTGATCGCCTGTAGGTCTGGCGGAAGGTGTTGGTAGTCGAAAAACTGCCAGATGGGGAGTTTCAAAAGATGTCTCCCGGGTTTTTGACGCGCATGCGTACGGTGCGGTCGTTCAGAATACGGCACGCCGTATCCCTGATATTCAGTTGCCAGCCATCTCCGGTGCGGAATACCACCCAATCACCGACTGAAATGGTCTGACCGTGGAACTCTTCGTCCTCGGTATCTAAGAACGCCGTTGGACCGAGTTTTACAACTAATCCAACTTTTCCTTGATATTCGTCTTCTTTTATATTGTCGTCGGGGCGGAGGATGCCGCCCGCCGTAATGTTCGGCCTGACGTAGATGGCAACCAATATCTGGTTATGGAAAATATCGTACCCGGATAAATCGCCAACCGCCTCGAATAATGCTGCCTTTGGGTCTTTCGCTGTCGCTAACTGACTGGTTTTCCTCGCAGAAGTAACCGACATATATTACTGCCTCATGTTGGATTGGACCTCATCGATGGCCAACAATGCCTGCCTCATGGCCTCGATATATCCGAAACTCTGCTTGTATTCTTCGTAAGAGGCAAGCCCAGTTTGGGTCATCGCCTCTATTCTCATGTCCATCATCAATTCGAGCTTTTCTCTCAAAAGGCGCTCAAATTGGCTGTCCATTTACTTTTTGCCCTTCTGGAGCTTGGCGAGGGCAAGGCGGCCTTCGCCGTTAAAGGCCCCGCCGTGCTTCGGATAGGCGCGGCCACCACTGGCGAATCGCCCACCCCGCTTGGCAATAGGCGGCTGGCCCGGAGGGGGCATAGGTGCTGGAGCAGGGGAGGAACCTACTCCAGCGGCAGCCATTGAAGGGTCAGGCGAGGGAGGACTAGCCGCGACTTCAGGGACTACCATTACTTTCGGTTTACGGGACCGATGCTTGCCAACATGGCCACCGCGCTTCATTCCATCCGCGCTGCTCTGATTATCATGCTGCTGACTGTTGGATGAACTGGAATAGAGTTTCTTCGGGGAATTCTCCCCAACGGCCCGCATAACCGGGATATCCAGATTGTTAATCTTGCCCATGCTGTGGGCTTTGGACTTCCGGGAGCTATCGGATTGGCCTTTATAGGGATGCATGTCCTGTTTCCTTACGGCTTGGTGATCTTGACCGGGGGCTCCGTGACGCTGTCCTTATCTTTGTGCAAAGCACCATAGCGACGAATAGCCTTGTCCTGCTGGCTCTCGTAATTGCCGGAAGAACCGGTTTCGTGGCGCATCTTGGTGGCCCCGGTGGACTCCATCTTGCCCTTATACGGATTGACCATTTTTCTTCCTTCCAGCCGGGACTAGGGCCCCTATTGGGTAAATTTTCTGCTTGGCCCCAGTTTCCTCAAACCACTGCGCCTCGACGTGGCCGCCGTGGATTGCGGTGACCGTCATTCTGGGGCCGCCTGATTTCAGCCTTACTGTAGCCCCAATCTGGAAAGGAGGCAAAAAATCCTTCAAAAGCACCAGATTGGTGGCTATCCGAGTCATGATCTGCACCAAGCCATAAACCCGGTCGGGATAGGAGAAGAAAACCAAGTCGCCCCAACATTCAGGGTAAATGCTATGCCGGTCTGGCCGCTGGCCCCGCCATAGGTGACTATAGGCACCATGATCCCCGCTGGTATTATGACTCCGCCAACCGCCCCAACTGGATTTTGGACACCGATAGACTGACCGTTCCACAGGGTCCCAAATCTGTTTGCGCACGCGAACCAGACCCGACGAGCGTCAAGATCAACAGCAACCCTCATTATATTATAATTATCGTCGGTAAAGTTTACGCTATTCCCGGAATCCGACCCGCTTCCCCATACGTCATAAAACCCACCACCGAAATTGAGGATCATGGCCCCGTCAAGTGAGGCAAATCCCATATCGTTATAAAGGGTATTGATCAGCCCAACACCACACCCGACTTGCTCACCATTATTTGGTGTCTTCGGCCCCTTCACCTCAAAGTAAAGTTTGCCGGTACTTCTGCCAAAGGCACTTTTGACTCTAGCTCCCTGATCCCCAGAAGTAGTCCCGGTGTTAGTGGCAGTAAGATTGCCCCCACTCAAAGTGACATTGGATGCTGTTGCCGGATCAAAAGTTATAGCCGGGGCTGGTTGAGGAACCGAAGATATAAGCCCAGCCAACATCTACTTGCTCTTCGCGGCAGGTTTCGGCTTGGCCTTGGCCACGGCCTTGGCCACCCTGATCTTTGCGTCAGCGTCTATCTTGGCAAGCCTCTCCTTGTGAGCAAGTTCATGCTTTTCCATCTGTTGCTTGTGACGGAGTTCAATCTCAGCCTGCTCTTCCTTCATCCTCATTTCGCGCTCATGCTTGTCGCGCTGTAGTTCCAGTTCATGCTCGTGCTTGGCCTGATCCAAATGAGCATCTACAACCAGACCACCCACCTTCATGTGCGTATCGGCGGCGTGTTTCTGATGCTGTATAGCAAGGTCCTGCTGGGCCTGCTGTCGCTGGACAGCAATCTGGTTCTGGCTTTCGGCCTGCGACCTGTGGTGATCCAGAAGCAGCTTCATGGCCTCGCGCTGGGAATCCTGCTGAACCTCCTGCCCGTGGATGATCTGCTCTTCCTGTATCTTCAACTTCTCCAGAACAATCTTCAGGGCCTCGATCTTCTCGCGAGACTGGCGATCAGCCGCCTTGTCCTGAGACTGCATTTTGCTAATCTCATACTTCATCATCATCTGCATCTGCTGCAAATCAGACTGCTGTGCATTGGCGACCTGCTTGGCCTGTGCAGCAATCAGCGACGGGTTTGGCGGCGGAGGGGCGGGTGTCTGACGGAAGAGCCCTTCTGGATCAATGCCCGTGATACGCATAATGCGCGTGTCAACAGCAATCGGATCATACAGATCGGGTGCAGCCGCCTGTAGCGTCTTGATAAC